TCGTTTCTCATTTGCTCAGCTTTCATGATTGAAACGATTAAGTCATAAAACTTCGCAACACCACTTTGAGGACCTGATGATTCTTGTCTTACGAATTCCATCGCTGATTGTGATGTCTGAGTTTCAGCTAACATACCTCGAATGATATCTTTGAGATATTCCATATCGCCGATGTTTTTAATGTCTATCTGATGTATCTGCATCGTCTGACCATTCTCACCAATTTCTTGTATCTCTAAATCACGATGATCAATCTTGTTTTCATCGCCGTATCTATCAGCTGCAATCGCTCGTAATGTATCCATTGTTTCTCGCGTGATGCTGATACGAGGTTTACCATTACGTTCAAATGTCTGTGATGCTCTTGTTAATGACCAGTTGACTTCATCTTGTCGTCCTGCCATACCTGATAATGCAGATGTACCTAATCGCTTATTGAACGTCGCATTGAACGGTAAATAAGAAATAAAGGAACGCAATCGACCATTGAACTCTTGATATAGAGTATCAATCCCGATTCGTTCCTTTACAAATGATTCGTCCAGTATCTGTTCAAGCATCGATTCACCAGAACGTTTGAATAAACGATGTAATGTTAATAGTCGACCGTCTTCTTCACGTTCAGAATAGATGTGAACATAATCAACACCTTCTTTTTTCTCGTCTTCAAGTTGTTCTAATTCATATACTAAATCATATCCTCTTTTATCATCATGAGGATAAAAGACGTTTCGCTCTTTGAATTCAATCTTGATTTGCCCGTTAACCATACTAGGTACTGCAACAATACCACCATCGATTTGTAACTGCGTGATATTCATCTTATGATCAATTTTTGAATTCTTTACTATCTGGTCAATCGTTTCTTGTTGCAAATCGATGACTTCACTATTAAATGAGTTATCTGTTGTACCCTCAATCATTTCAGTCTGTTCATTTGTCGATAGTTCAGCAGGTATCTCTTGTGATGCGTGATTCGATTTAACTTTTCCAATACCACGGCTTACAAGTAATGCTGGTGTATCAACAATAATCTTACATATGTTCAACATTAAGTATGGTGTTCTGACATTCATTGTCTTCGCTTTGTAATCACCATGTTCTAGTACGTCAATGATTTCTCCATTCTCAATCAAGTTGATTGCTCGCGGGAACAACTGACTGTGTTTACCATCGTATAATTGTCGATAGTAATACATATTATCATGTAGCTTTATAATTGATTCTTTATCGAACTTTGTCCAGTCTCTCATATGTTCCTCCTTTACCATGCGTTTTGTCTTCTGATGTTATCTCCTTTAGGCACTACAACATCATAATCATCTAACCCGTACCACATCGCTGAGAATGTATGTGGGTCAATATTGAATTGGTCCTCAATGATTTCGTCATTACGATTTGTTTTGTATGTTAAATCTCTTAATTCATCAATGTGATGAATACATTTATCAGAACATATAATACGTTTAAACCGCTTCATTTTCTTCGTGTATTCAGCACGCGAACCAGCATACTTCTTTGCTTTTCTTAAACTCATACCTTTTTTATTTAGATATTTAATTGTGCTGTCCTCATGGTCAGCTTTGATTAATGTACGACCAAGATACGACAACTCTTGATATAATTCTTCATCGTCTTGTTCTTTCGTATAAATCTCATCATAAATGTATAACCACATATTCTTTTCATCGATTGCCATACGTGACAACGCATTGAATGAAGTAACAAATCCAAAGTCGAGACCATTCTTTAATAATCTTGATGGCGTTCGTTCGACAATCTTCATTACTTCATCGTGTGGCATTGTTTCGAATTGTGGTAATACTTTCTTACCATTTGCGCCGAATTGCCCTAACCTCGCAATCCTATGCATATCAACATCATAGTTTTTCATGTCATCAAGTTGTGCAATATAATCATCAGGTAAGAAGTAATTATCATCAGCAGTAGAATGATGATAGTATGTATCGTTCACAACTACTACTTTCTCTTTGTAGAGTCTGTAATCATCTAACTTAATAACTTTATTTTCTTTATCAACAAAGAAGTATTTGTAGGTCCAATTTGATTTGCTTACTGGATTGGTTGAAAGGATCATGTGATTCTTCATCTTAGGATGTCTTAAACGTCCCATTAATTCCTTGAAACCCGCATACTTAATCTCTGAACATTCTTCTAACCAGATTAAAGACACATCGTTGATAGACTTAAGCTTACCTGGCTTATCCATTCCTTTGAAGATTATCTTACTGCCATTCGGAAATGATATCTTCATCGGACTTGTCGTAAGCCTTACACCTTTAGTATTTAATTCTAATTCATAAATAAGTTCTTCAAATAATGAGAAGCATGAATCTCTGATAGTATCAAATACTTCTCGCACAACTAATGCTGTTCGCTTTTCATTCATCAATTTTAATATAATCTTTAATGCAACATGATACGATTTACTGCTACCATAACCACCAACAAGAAATTGAAACTTTTGTTCCCAATCAAAAAGGAATTCTTCAAAACGTGGATTAACTTCTTTTTGAATCTGAATTGCATTACTCATCCTCGTTCTTCCTTCCGTTTGATAATAATTTCAAGTGGTTTATCTGATTGCACGCCATTCTCATTTTGTTGTTTAAGTTGTGTTAATTGTTCCTGCATCACTGCAACTTGCAACTTACGATAATCATCATCGGCTGCATGTAATGTGAATTGCTTTAATGCACTTCTCAATTCAGCCATCGCCCTAGATTGAGCACTTAAAAAAGATGCATACTTTTCATAAGCGAATGAAACCTTCATCGATTCTGCATCCATGCTCGAACCTGTAGTTTCAACCGAATGATCGTTTACATCTTCTACCCACATTACATTTTGAGCTCTTACGATTGCTGCGAACTGTATCTGTATTTGCGTCCATATAATATCGGCTGCACCCATTGAATCAGCTATACCCATGAGTTCCATTGTTTCTTGTGGGATGTACTTAGCGAATAAACCATGCTTTTTAGATAAGTTGTTATGTTTTGTAAAACCATTCTTTGGATTAGGGTTGCCACTCTTATTCCTTACAGCCGTGCTATCTTGAGGGTGTCTTTGTTTTGCAACCCTCGTGGTTGCATCCTCCGAAAAGGTTGCATCCTTTTTCCACTTTTCTCTACTTATTTTCGACTTCAATGTACCTAACTTAATTTTATGTTTTTCTGCTAATTGTTTCTGTGTATACTGTCCTGTATCATAATCTTCTTTTACCGCATTCCAATTTGTACTCATGCATCATCAACAACTTCAATCTCGTTCATCTTCATTTCTCACAACCTTTACGTTAATAACTCTATTTATTTTTAAAACTGGATGGCTGTACACACATCTTTATAACTAGATCACCAACATCTATCCGGACTCGATATTGCCATAATCTTTTCAGAGTATCCAGTAATTTATTGCATCAAAAAACACTCACATATGTGAGTGTTAAAGTGATTCCAAATCAGTATCAAGTTCATCAAATTCATAACTATTAGTATTTAATAACGGTCCATTAATTTGGAAAGATTCAATATTAGATGTACTGATTGCATGTTGTTTTTCTTCTTCATCTATTGCGGCAACGAATGTTCTCTCAAAATGTTTTATGAAATGGTTATATACATCTTCATCACTCAAATAACCGACATATTCACCGACTTGAATTTCATCTATGATCTTGAATTTCCTACCTGAACCCATAATAATATCGCATTCATACACTCTTCCCATATTATCATCTCCTTTATTAAAATATACAAAAACCACCTAGAAAATACTAGATGGTTTCCAAATATAACTGAAAGGAGAACACTCATGGCAAAAGTAGTTCATAGCCGTAAGGCAACGGGGGCTACATGCCTAGCCACCCTACCCACATTGTAAACTAAAGTTTTTACCTATGTCACATAATGAAAATATGTAAGTTTAGTAAATTTGTAAATCTCTATTGATTATTTTTTATCTCTTCAATATTTATTTCTAATTCCGATCTTAACTCTTTTAATTCGTTTACTAAACCTCTTAGATGCATCGATAACTCATTAGCTATATTTGTATCAACTTTTAATCTTTCAATATTGCTATTTTGCTTATAATTATCCAAAGTTATTTTTTCTCCTAATTGTTCAATATAAGGTTTGCGATTAAGGATTGTTTTTTTGTGGAAAGGGTAATAATTCAAAAACGATTCTTCAAAAAGATGTTTCAATTCATTGTAAGACGAATTGAAATTATTCAAATCCTTTTTATATATTTTAAAATGAATAGAATTGTTAAAAAGGTTGTTGATAATTTGGATTTCTGATTGATACTCAATATTTTTAATGTTATTAATTTTTTTTATTTCCTTAAATATTTTTTCGTTAGGCAATTTAAATTCATCATCTTTATTAAGGAACATGTATTGATTTACAGTTATATCTTTTGAGAATAAATCTTTGAGCATATTATATTTCTTATCTATACTTATATGTCTTAATGTCATTAGATAGATATCGTCGACTATTTTTATATATTTCTCGACAATAGCTAATTCATCTAAATGATTCTTTATTCTCCTTTCGATGATTTCCATTTTAGATAATTCTACCAATTTATCATTTACCCTATTGCTTTTGATAGTCGTTTCTAAAAGTAAATAAGTTAAGAATCCAGTTACAATTACATTAACAAGTGATAAATAAATGATTGTAATAGGTTCGTTGTTAAAAGACTTAGCGTCAACAAATCCACAAATACAAAAGAATATAACAAAAAAAACAACTAAAACTATAAGTAAAACTTGATTATCTTGTTTCATTATTTACCCCTTTTCTTCTAATCATACAAAATCCCCCTAGTTTTCACTAGAGGGAAGTTTCTAATCTTTTAATAATTCTGCTATTTCGTTTATTACCTGATGTATTCTTTGTGGCGTAAGTCCTACAGTCTTACTGATTAATTCAAAAGATGCACCTGAAAGTACTTGATTGAAAATCATAGCCTGTCTTTCATTTGTGACTCTTTCCCATCGATTCTGAATATATAACACCTTTTGTTCGTACTTCGCTATCACGCTATCTTGTTTCATCAATCTTTGAACTTCTCTTAATACTGGATCAGATGTCTGTCCTTGAGGTTTTGGCATTGATGCTTCAATTCCGTATTGCGAGATATTTGCACCACATACATCCTCAATATATTCTTGTCTTAACTTTGCTACTGCTCTTACATTCGTTTGATACTCTTTAATCATTCTTGCGATTTGCTCGGTCGTATAAGTCATGGTTTATTATTCCTCCAAATAGTTATATGCAATGCCATTACTGCTTTTAATCGGTCTTTTGTTTTCTTTAAACCAGGTATATGGAATACTGGCTCTATTTAACATTTCTTTGAGCGTTATTAGTTCATTGATGTCTAACCTATAAAGTTCGTTAAACTTCGTAAATAGCACCAATATGAAGGAAATTCCGCCCTGTTCTCGAGTACTGGTCAGATACTCTATTTGATGTTGTTCAACATTCTTGAATGGTAAGTTGGTCAGTGATGTCTGCTTTGTATCAAATGCGATAAATTT